TGTAAATAATCACGAGCAGATATCAACCCACTCCTTAATCTCATCCCATTTTTGTTCTTCTTCCTCAAGATTTTGTTTACGAATAATTGTGGCTACTTTAGTAATTGTAGTAACAGGGATAGCATACTCGTTCTTAATATCTTTTTTGAGTTCTGCGATTGATTCACGAATTGAATCAGCTTGAATCATAAGATCTACAATGCGGTTGATTTCTTTTTTAACTTCTTCTTTAAGTACGTGTTCCATTTTTTCCTCTTGGTTTAAGTGTGGTATATGGGTGTAGAGAGCGACGACTATGATCGTAAGACCAGTAAATCATGTTTTCGATAAAAGCTTTCCTAGCTTGATCGCTCTCATGGGCTATAACATATCGAAACATGTCATATTGAAAATGCTTTTGATGACCTCCAAAGTGTATAAAAGAATTATCTAGTATAGGTTGTAGGCCAAACCAAACGTGATTAGTGCAATAAGCAGGTTCTAAGTCTATATTTTCAAATAGTTTTTCTAAAATAATTTCATCATAAAAGTTATCAAAATTACTTCTTCTAAGAACCTCTAAATCTATGTTTCTAGTTTTAAGGTATAGTTGGTCATAAAACCACTTTTGTATTTGCTCCATCATTGCTTTATTACCCCAAAACAACCCAGCACAAAGTTTATTTTTATGTATTATTTCGTCAGGATAAGAATTTTCTGGATATTGAGCGATAACAAAAGCAGAATCAGAAAGTGTAGGATTCCCATGAATATAAACATCAGTATCTAAATACACAATTCTATCATAAGGAAGATTGATCGCGGCATACTTTAAAACCCAAAAATACATTCTCAATCGACTATCTGTACCATAAAGGTTAGGCCAGTTAGAAAATTTAGATAAATCTGTGTTAACTATGTAATCAAAGTTATTTTTATCACACCAAGTTTGAACTGATTGCGTACAATCATCAAGCACTTTTTCTTTAAGAGGATCAAACACTGGGTTTAAGAATCGATTTTGAACTACTACAGTTTTCATGTTGCGGTGTTAGACGAAATTACTTTGAAAGTCTCTCTGACTTTTTCTGGTTTACGGCGAATGAGTTTACGCTCTTGAAGCTGAGTTAGAGCTTCGTTAAATATTTTCATAGATTGCTCTGAAGTAGTTCCTTGTGAAGTATGGATTAACATTTTTTGATGAACTAGGTTTAGAGCTGTCACTAGATTGGCAGATCCAATAGCTCTGGTTCCCGCATAGTCTCCGTCTGACCTAGCACGCACTAATTCCCACATTGAGTTTTCCCATACTTCATCAGAATCCTCATCATAAACTTCGACGGGCATGCCGCCTATAATTTTCCAAACTAAGTCGGTAGCTTCATCTTGTATCAAAGGTATACCCCCAACGAGCAATATCTTCAGTAAAGAACACATCAACAAAACGTTTAGCTCTTTCTGTGTAAAAGCTAGAATAATGTGGTCTCTTTGCTGAGAGGCCTCTTTCTGGTTTAAATAAGTGGTAATAAGGTTCAAATGACTTCAAATCAGTCTCAAAGTGCATAATTTTATAATCTACAAACCCCTCAATAGTCTTAAGATAATCAAACTGAGAAATTCTTCTGTAGTCAAATGGATGAATAATTTTGTTGGGCGGTCTTAACAGCCAGTCTTCGAATTCTATTTTAATATCCCATCTTTTTAATTCATGATGGTATATAGCAACTAGTCTGTCCCAAGGATTACGAACAGCTGCAAGCTTTTCACTAGAGTTCCATAACTCTGGTTGAAACATCTGCCACTCTCGGGCACTCATGTGCCCCCAGTCCCAGTCATTAGCTAGCTGTCCGCGACGGCGCAACTCCGTTGCAATGGCTGTGCCGCCTGTGTGCGGATTATGAATAAAAAGAATCATACAACCCAATCATCCTTATAGGGAGCGGAATAGAACCACGCCAGAGCCGTAGACACACGCTTCGCGTGAACCGATTGATCTTGGCTCAACGCATCAACAAACTCATGTTTGAACTGGAGCCACGGGTTGTTTTTAGTTTTCACAGGTTTGAGATTAGCAATATCAAGCTGGTTCCAATGCTCACAACGTTTTGCATAAGCTGGCTGAACGTTTAGTGAACGCGTAGTTTCGTCCAACTTCTTATGAAGTAGCTGCCACAGCTCTTGAAAAGCTTCGCTTTTTTCGCTGTCACTAATCTCAGCAATGCAGATGCGACGTGCGTTCCGTACTAGATCACGATATGCATTACGTGATGTTAACTTAAAAAACATTTTTTTACCTCTTATTAATAGCAGTTATGCCGACAATTGGCAAGTTAAATTTTAAAAAAGTCATGAATTGATGTGGGTTTGGTGGGTTCTAATCCTTCATCAAACAGCTTAATTCGCTGTGGAGGAAAGCTAACAGTTCCTTTTTTCCAAAAAACTTTAGCTTCATACCAACTATGCCGCTCGTAAGATTTCCAAAGTGCATTGATTTTGGTAGCTGTACGATCAAACTCATCATAGAGTGGGTTTTCAAGTGAGATTTGATCTCTTGCTTCTTCCATCCACTGGATAGCTGACCACGGAGACCAACGAGCTGCGTTTTCGGCTTCACGAAGAGTGCGACGAACTCCCCAGTCTGTGTAACCGCCTGGATTGAATGTAGATTTTGCCTTAGCCATAGATGATATATTCTCCTAGTGATAAGATTAAAAAGATGACGAGTGAATATTGAATTGTGCGAAGTAAAATGTAAGTAGCTAAATCAGCCATTTACCGCCTTTTCTTGTAAGTGGTTAAAGTGATCTACAACGTCAACAATGAATCTAGCTGCAAAGAATTCGCCGTGTGACGCTTTGAGCTGTTCATACTCTTGCATTGTATCAGGTGAGTGTTGTGTGAGGACTGCTTTAGCCTCTTGAAGTGATGGACGTTTGTGCATTCGTCATTCCTTATTATGGTTGAAATCTTACAAGCCAATAATTTCTTGACTTGTGAGATTATTATATATAAAATAATCACATGTATGCAACAGAAAAGTACGTTCGCATGGAAGCGAAAGAGATGCAAAGTATGATTCGTGAAGTAGCCAACGATCTAAGTGGCGACATTAATTATTTGCACTCTGAGATCACTGACTTACGAAACGAGTTAAAACAAGTTGTAGCAGAACTTGAAGCTATAAAGGAACACCTAAATGCCGAGCTATAAAGTCGTATTATTTCATGACATTTCTGATATACCTCAACAACAATACATGACGGAACAGAAGAATGCAATTAAAAACTCATTTCCTGACCTAACAGTTGAGCTTGCAAATTCAGCTGATTCTCGTCTTGCTCTCTATTCTAACATATCCCAACGCATGCCGTGTATCATGATCTTCAAAGACGATGCGCGAATGCAGGTCAAACACGCTAAACTTCAGCATCCTGAAGCTATTAACTGGATTCGTACACTTACGCAGTAATGCCAAAAGCAATTTCTTGTATTCCCCATAAACAAAGACTAGATGCACATCGTGTAGACTACTTAAGAGCAATTTCTGAAGCAATGTACTACCCCTGGCAGTCTGAAGATGGTAGAGATCCTTCTCCTGCTCATCATGCTCTAGAACATACCATCAAACAATTTATTCCTTTAAAATTTTGGCAATTTACCAACTGCTGTACTGATTCGTTACAAATTGCTTTTCATGCTTTCTGTAAACGAGGAGATACAGTTATAGTACCTGCGTATGGTTGGAAAGCTATTACAAATGCTCCACAGATGATGGGGATGCATGTTGTATACTGTGATATAGATGATACAGGTAATTTAGACATCAACCACGCTATAGAGTTAATACACAAACACCAACCAGCAGCAGTTCTAGTAGTTCATAACTTTGGAACTATAGTTGATGTATCACAATTAACAGATGTTTGTGCTAAGTATAATGTTGCTATTATTGAAGATGCAGCACCCTCATTTACTATGGGAGAGCCTTATGATTACAAATTAGGCTCTTTTTCAGATGCGGTGTGTTTTTCTTTTGATTTTACAAAATCACCAGGATGTTTAGGCGCTGGAGGGGCTATAGCAACTAATGATCCATTAAACTATGAACGTTTTAAAACTATTTGTTCTCATACAACTTCTCAATGGGGAATTGGTACTAAATCTTACCTAGACACTACATCAGCAGCAGTATTAAATTGCGAAATAAAATTAATCCAACAAAATGAGTACAGAAAACGTAGAGTCGAAATTGCTACTTACTATTTAAATAAACTTCCGTATAAAACTCTAAGCGGAAAAAATTATATTTTTCATCGTTTTATAATTTTACCTGATAAAACTGATAAAGAAGATCTATTAAAAGCGTTAAAATCAGAAAAAATATTGTCTAAGTCAGTATATGGTGCAAACACTCAAGAATTTAGTCGTGTAAATAATTTTGTAGATTGTGCAATTGAGCTTCCCTGTCATCAGTATATTGACTTAGAAGATCTAGATGATAGATTATCGAGAATATTATGATTCCATGTTATATGCTAGATGTTCATGTAGCTAACCGTTGTAATTTAAACTGTGATGGGTGTAATCATTGGTCTAACTATGGATTTAAAGAAATATTTTCAAGAAAAACACTATACGAATGGGCTGAACCTTGGTCTAAAATTGTAAAACCAGAAAGAATAAATCTTTTAGGCGGAGAACCTCTTCTAAACAAAGAGTGTAAGCAGATAGTAAAAGACTATAGATCATTATTTCCTGATTCTACTCTTAAACTATTTACAAACGGTTTTACCCTATCAAAACAAGATTGGTTACAAGACACCCTACGAAAAAATAACTGCGTATTAGTAATCACGCTTCATTCAAGTGAAAAAAGTTATTTAAAAAAATTCAAAAATGAGTTACAATGTCTAAACAGCTGGGGAAACTCAACTGTAAAGATGAAAACTTGGTTTAGAACTGTTTTTGACTACGAAGGCATTGAAGTAGAAATAAGAGA